ACGAACTGGTTGTAGCATCCATTTCTTATTCATTTTTTGCTCCTTGGTTAATCTTGATTCCGTCATCGTTCACAAGCATACTTAAAAAATATGATGTTCCAGATGCCATCCACCCACAAATTAAAAAATTTGCGAATGTATAATCAAATGTAAATAGTTCGGTAAATCCATTTAGTGTAAATAAAAGGGCTCCAACCCAAAATCCCATACACATAGGACAGTGCCAGACTTTCCCCCATCCACGGTAAGCATCTTTAGCGGGACGGATCTGATCAAAGATTGAGCCATAGACAAGTATTTGAGTCAATCCGTATGCGGCTAATATAAACCATAGCCATCCGGCGTCAAATTCTAAAAAGTTTACGTTCATTTTTACCTCTAATAATAATAGCCACCGTAAGGATATGCACCAAATATGTATGGCTCAATTGATCCTTTCTTGGCAGCCTGTGGTACCTCTCCAAGCTCTGTTGAGTTATCTTGGTTAGGATGAGTCAAATCGTTGTCATACATTTGCTCATAATCCTCAACAGTTTCAAAATATGGTCTTTCGCTTTCAATCCATTCGGATATTTGATTTAACAAGAGAGGCATCTCCATATCTTTTTGTTCTGGGTCTTTCATTTCAAGAAGTTGTCCCTCTAGAGATCCATATACATTTCCGCCTTGAATGGTGTCAAAAGCAATGACACCTTTTTTGCGAAGTCTTTCCATAAGCCTTGAAGATGTGCCATAAACAACATCGGTTGCAAGATCTTTTGCAAAGGTAACAACTTTTTTCCTTTCTTTCATGATAACGATGTCAATATCCGGATGATCAAAAATCATCAAGTCTCCATTGTGTGCTTCTCGAATATTAAGCTTGAATTTGACCTCATGAAGATTGGGATTATTAATCGTTACTCCGATGCTTGGATTATTGTCAATTCTCACACCGATTGATGTATCAATCATAACGGGTTGAGATACACCAGCAACTTTAACATTAATTGCCATTTTTTGTTACCTCATGCACTAAATCTTGAATGAAAAACAAATCCCTAAGCATTTGTTCGTCTATTCTTCTCTCACTAAAACTATTGAGTTTATTGACAACTTTTGATGCATTATGGGCATATTGATTTTCGTTCAAACTTTCTAACGAACTGCGGAGTCGATGTATCTCTTCATTTATGAAAGATTTAAGTCCGACACCATTGTCCGAGAACGAAATAATAAAGTTTGTAAGCAATTCTCTTTGCTCTTTTCTCAAAGACTCTCCGTAAGTCTCATTGAATTTGTTGACAAATGTTTTATATGTAAGATTGTCTACATGTTCCATTTTTGATTCCACAAGTCTCTCTTGTCGAAACTGCACTACTCTGTTTTCAATAAGCAGCCTTTTCTTTGCGGCAAGTTTACCCTGATTAAAAAATAAACCTGATGTTGCTATGTTTTTATAATTAGGAAGAAAGTTAGACCAAATAGAAGGATCAAAGTTTTCATTCATTGTCTTGATAAGTTTGGTCTGAGCATTGAATACCGCTTTACGATCAAGATCATCAAAGTCTTTTTTTATTTCATAAATGACTCTAAGTGATCGTGAATATTCTTTCTCGCCGGTTCCCTCTAAGAGTGACTTGTAAATGTCAAGTTCTTTTTTAAGGATTGTTCCCGCTTTAAAATTTTCTTTAATGATCTCGATCAAATTGTTCTTGGTCACCATGTCATTTCTTACGATTGCTTTTGTTAGTTCTTTTACTAAGCATTCGTAAAGAAAAGCGGTATTTCTTTTCTTATTGTGTTTCATGCTCATCTTCCCTGATTAAACTTTGTAATAATACTTTTACATCATTGCTAATGGTAAATAGTTTTTGTTCTTCCAAATTCTCTGTTTGTCGGTTTTCCTCGAACATTCCTTTAGTTAGCGAATCTAGACCTCCGAAACCAGTCTTGCCCGGAAATGTTGTTCTGTCTGTTGAACCACGGATTTCGCCACCAGTGGCAATGTTTTTATAATTTTTTGTTCGACCGCCTTTGTCATACGATGTTTGATGTCTTTTATATGGACCTCGTGGTTTGGCATCATCATTTCGTTTTGCGGGTGGTTCTGCGAGGAGGGTTGGTTCATCATCGCCTCCAGCAGCAGGTCCGGCGGCTGGTGTATCAGCAGCAGGTGTATCGGCTGGTGTGTCAGTGGCACCTCCGCCAAGATCAAGATCCCCAAGACCTCCGCCTGTATCGCCACCAAGATCAAGGTCTCCAAGGCCACCGCCTCCAGAACCTTTAGAATCTTTTTCACCTTCTGGTTCGGTAGCAGCTTCAAGGGCGGCTGCGAACTTTCTATCATGGAACATCTCTCTTTGATTTCTAATAAATTCATCTGCGGACATTCCAAACATGTGTTCTGCGATCCAGCGTTTTGAAAAATAACCCTCAGTAGCATTTGAGGCAACATCAAACTTTTGTTTCCAATGTTCAAGTTCTTGTAGTTCTGCGATCTTAGATGGGTTGTTAAGGGAAAGCTTGAATGATAACAAATCATCTCCACGAAAGCCAAGGGTAAACAAATGGATTATACCAATCTTTTCAAGCTCTGCAATGATCACTCTCTGCAATCTTTGAATCGTTCTTGCAAAACGAATATCTTTTTGTGCTAATGTTGTCTTGTCTTCGGTGGCACCTTCTCCCATAGAGAGGTATGATTGAGGAATTTTTAGTGCGGAAAATAATTTATCTCGAAGATATTTCACATCATCGATACCGCCATTGTAAGAGGAGCCCGGAAGGTTTGAAATATCTGATGCCGTGCCACCACGGACAGGTATAAAGTAATCTTCTTCAATTGAGAGCGGATTGTATCGAAGATCGACTCGTCCCGTTGTTGGATCAACAACTTGATGTCTCTTCATTTGTGTCATTACCTTTTGCATGTATTGCTCTACATCTTCAGGTGCAATGTTACCGACATCAATCTTAAAAAGTCGCCTTTCTGGTGCTCGGACAATACGATAAGCCATCATGGCATCTTCAAGCATTGTCAACTGTCTCCATATTCGACGAGCAGGTTCGAGAACAGAAGTTCCATATGGAGCAAACTTATCGTTACCAAGAATACGAAAATGTGCAATCTGCCAATTCTCAAAAGTCATGCCTCCAGAGTTCCACTGAAACTGGACATAGTTTGGATTACTTTCATCTTCGCCTTCAAGTCTCTCAATCTCTTGGGCAGGCAGACCAATACAGTTTTGAATCCCTCTCGTGTCGTCAATATCTAAATACAAAAACAAATCACCATATTTACACATTGTTCGGCACCAACCAAAAAGGTTATAATCAATATTTAAAACTTTGTGATATAGATTTTGCAAAAGATATGATATCTCTTCATTAGAGCACTTTATGCCTAACATTGGCTGAAGTGCTGAGTGTGTTGTCATCTCGTCTGCATAAATGTCCAAAGACGATGCAATCTCAGGAGTGTACTCCATCTCATCAAAATCTATATATCTTTCAGCACGATTGCGATTTGAAAACATTGAAGCATTAAGCTGACTCATGGGCGAGTAACTATCTGCTTTTTTAAACTGCTTTCCTGATGCTGACCTGAACTCTTTTGCATACATGTCCAAGTGTCTTCGGCGGAGTTGTCTACCAGTCTGTGTTCTTCTTGTTGTGATAGGTCCCGAAAACAAACGAGTTAGTGATTTAAACAATTCACTGTTTGCATTATTGGGATTCTTACCTCTGTTTATTCTTTTACGGTTACGTGGAGCCATAATTTATCCTTTATAAATCCAAAGAAAATCTTTCTTTTGTTTGATTTGATCACGATATTTCTCATTAAATGTTTCAGAATACCCATCTTGTCCTTTAATGGTTGTATTCATTCTTGTGCTGTTCAGAAACATACCATCCATCATTGCCTTTTTATAGGCAACATCTCTTTGATCTACCTCTATCGCTGTATCTCTCACCCAACAAGCAATTGACAAAGACATAACCAAATCGTCATGGTACGAACGCATTGCTTGTGGTCTCCCATTATGCCAGATAAAAGTCTTAAATTCATGAAAAAGTCGAGAAGATCTAACAGTAATTAGTCTGTTTCTTATGTACTCTTCCATTTTAGCCACAATAAGAGGTCTTGTTTTCGATGAGTTGGTAAATCCCGGAACAGAATTAGAAGCATATTCGGCTTTGTGTTGCTCAATATATTCGTGTGTGCCTTTAATGGAATAGTATAAGTTTGGATAACTTTTATTGATAAGTTTTTCAAGAACAGAAATACCAATGCCATTATTTTCTACAACTAAAAGACAATTTCCATATTCTCGACCAGCATCAAACAAAATATCGGCATAATGATCTAGCGTTGGTTTTCCTTGGTATTCTGCGACGACTTCCATCGTTTCCAGTTTAATGACATGAAAAACAGAATAATCTGCTCCATCACCACGAGCAACGTCAGCAACAAGCAGATATTTAGAATCATCTTGGTATTTCTCCCAGATCCAGAAGTTACGATCGAACCCTGTCTTGTAAATAGGGTCGCAGACACAGGAGTTCGCCCATTCCATGTCCTCTGATTGTAAAACGGTTTCACCAGAGGAGTTAAAGTTGCACTCAAGCTCTTGGGCGATTTGTCGCTTTGACATGTTTTTTGTTTCGTTTCTAAACCATGCCATATCTCTTTCGGGATGAACATCCCATGGGAGATTAACTGCCTTGAAGTCATTCTGGCTATCCACAGCATCTACATAAGTTTTGTGAAACCAATTACCAACACCATTGGGTGTACTAAGAGCGATACATCGACCACCTGTTGAAAGTGTAGGATAAAGAGCAGTCCATAGTTCATCTAGGCCATCAACAAAAGCAGCCTCATCAATTACGAGAAGCGAAAGAGCCTCTGAACGACCTGCATCTCCAGAAGTAGATGATGCTTTGATTTGAGAACCATTGGACAGTTCAAATGAAGTTCTATTATCAATTGCGATATCTGTTATACGAATCCAATCAGGCAGGTTCTTCATGATTGCCTTTACTTTCTTCACAAGATTCGCAGCCGTTGCAAACTTTGTTGCAAGCACCATCACATTCTTATCACGATGAAATAAGATAAGCCAGACAATATAGGCGGCAGTAATCGTTGAGATGCCTAACTGTCTGGCTTTTAAGATAACCGTGAAACGGAAATCATTAAAATCTTGAAGAAGATCGTCTTGGTATGGGAAAGTATCAAATTTTATAAGACCCTTTTGAGGATGCGAAATGCGGCAATAAGTGTTAATAAAGTAAATCGGATCCTTACCCGATTTTACAATTTCTTTTACGATTTCTTTCTTTGATAACTCAAGCCCCATTATTTCCTTGTATCGTTACGTGGTCGCTTTGTAGATGCTTTCTCAAGAAACTTTTTTGTAATCTCTCGGACAGTTGGCTCTGACGGCTGAAGTATGCCATCTGCATTCACTTTACCAATCTTGTAAGTGCATTGTGCTTGGACCCAAGAGTGTATGCGAGAGGTAGACTGAACGAGAATATCTGATTCGCCTTGTTTCGTGAGTGACACAGACTCACCAGTGATTGCCTTATACTCTTTTTGAAGAAACTTTTTTATTTCATTGATTCTTCTGTTAATTTCATTTTCAAAACCACCAGCATAAACTTCTTTGAGCTTGATCTCAGATTGATATGAAATTATAAGATTAGGGCCTGAAAATCTAACTTTGAATCCGTCCATAACTCGACGGTCTAAAATTGGATCACCCTCTTCTCGTTGCAACTTGGCAGTACGAGCACGACCATCGTCGTTATAATTTTCCATATGAGCACCATCATATGCTCTAGAAGCGGCTTGGGCTAAGCCCTGAATAATTTCTAATGTTGTTGCCATTGTTTAGTCCTCATCATCGTAAAAGCGTGGATCGTCATCGACTTCCTGATCTTTCATAGCATCTTTAATCTTCATAGCGGCGGCAAGTGCTCCTCCACCTAGAATAGCGGGAGACAGTTCTACTCCCATTTTCATGAGAGCTTGTAAAACTACCATAATGTTTTCTGGTGTTATGTTCTCAATTCCTTCGTCTAGTTCTTTAGGGACTCCCACAGCCTTTGCAGCCATGACAATAGCATCTTTGTTCTCTTCAATTTCTTCTTCGAGAGATGTGTCCTCTGACATATTATCAAGCTCTTCTTTAATAATGTCTTTTAGAAGTTTAGTTGTTAGTCTCATTATTTGGTCTCCAGCCGGTTTTCCATCTTTCCTCTCGGCCCTCCACCCATTGTATATAACACTTAAAACAGCAATCAAACTTTGTAAAATAAAGGTCGTCTTGTGATTTTGTAGTATAGACAGAACAAACAGGACAGGAACGATTAGAATCACTATTAAGTAGTTTTTTTGGTATGAAAACACCATTTACTTCTTTTTTGTCGTAATCCTCTTCTTGCTTTTTGTTTTTATACGACTCTTTTAATTGAGCAAAGTATTCTTCATCTTTTTGTTCAGTCCATGTTTTTTTGGGATTTTGGACTGTTTCTTCACCATATTTCTTTGCGATCGCTTGCTCAATCTTTATAGCATAATTTGGGTCTTTCGACATTATCCCTCCGACTTTTTCTGCCATTCATATGAATTTTCATCTTTGCTTATTGGTCCACCGGCCGCCCATGTATAGCATGCTCTTGCACTATGGCACTTAAAATGATGCATCCAACAGTAACCTAAGTAACCCTCTGCATCTTCAATTGGTTCGGATACTGGGCCGGGCAAACATTCGAGCATTCTTGGTGAAATATCAAAAGCGATACAGTTTGCACATCGTGATTCTTTGGCTACATCCGGTGTAGTATTCCAATGTTCTGCTGCTCTATCCCAATAAGCCTCGTCTGATAAGTTAAGCGGCCCATATTGTATGTGCTTTGCTTGGATGGCAGCATTTCTATTCTTTGTGTTGAGCTCAAGATCTTGAGTCGCCTTGGGACAGATCATCTCCATGATCTGATTCATTGCTTTTTGTATTCTTACTTTGATCATCATCTAGTCCTTTACAGAATGATAAATCCCCAACGATGTTAGAGTCCCGACAGCAAAACCTGTTGAAACCCAAAGAAATGTTCTTGCGGGCTTATGTTCACTCCTTAAATAGTCTATTTCTTGTGATTGTGACTCAATTACTGCATTTGCTCTTTCGAGTTTGCCCTCAAGAGAGATCTGCATAATCTTAAAGTCATAGTTCCATTGAGCCTGTGCTTTCTCTAGTTCAAAGTCAACCTCAATAGCACACGCATCTTCAATTGACTTCTTGTCTACGATTAGATTTGCCACCGCATCATCGTTAAATAAACGACCAGAAAACGGAGCTGGTTCGCCCTTCGCAAGTTGGGTGAATTGTGGTTCGCCAAAAGCCAGCGAACATAATAATAGTAAAATCATATTTCCTCTATGTTAAACTGTTCTTTTAAAATACGATCAACCTCATCGGGATCGCTCTTTGCTTTTTTGATTAGTTTTTTTACTTCTTCGGCTTTCTGCTTCTCAAGTTTAGAGGTCGCTGCGGCTTTCTTTGTTTCAGCTGCTTGGATCGCTTTATCATAGGTCTCACGAGCTTTTTCTCGTTTATGGATTTCTTTCTGATATGAGTCTTCAATTTCTTTTCTCTCTTTTTCCCATTGGGATTTTGCAAGTTGGCGATCTAATCTCATTTTGTTTTCAATGCCTTTCCCATAAAAATAGCAGATAGCCATGGCACCAAGAACTACAAGACCCCTCCAATGATTCCTCACGAAGGAGCAAGTTAGTTCCCAGTACTTTTTAATTACAAGAAGTGTCACTATCTACCGTGTCTCCAAGCCTTCATGGTATCAACAGCAGATTGGCCACCAATGTAAACGATAGCGATGAGACCCCAAGTATCGGAGTCAAGACCAGCATTTGCAAGAAGATAAGTCGCTGTTCCAAATACTAATAACTTACGAGATATTACCTTTCCAAGAATGGTATCAAGAATACCGCCTTTACTTCCTAGAGATGCAACACCTTTTGCGGCAGCATCGGCTACTCTTCTGAGTCTGCCTTTGGCTTGCTCAGCAGCAAGTTCGCTTAATCCTTCTCTGGCGTCATCTACCCTGTCTTGTATACCATCTATGATATCTTCTTTTTTTTCTGAAAGATCAGACATTAATTTATCCTTGACGTTCATAAATTTACCCTCGCATAGCCATTTTTCTTTTGAATATCGATCGTAAGATCAACACAGTCTTTAAGACTATCAAGATGAGAGATAAGCAAGACGGTTTTAAATTGAGACTTAATCATCTCAAGCATCTTGACAAATCCATCCATATGTTCTTGATCCAAAGCAGTGGCTGGTTCGTCTAGTATAAATAGTTCACTTTTCGGCAAATTGGTTATTGAAATCAAAGATAAGCGTATGGCCATAGCAGATAGTGTCTTCTCCGCACCTGATCCCATAGATAAAGGACGAGCATCATATTTTGGGTGTTTGAGCATGATATCTAATGACTTACCATTGTCTACGAAGAACACCTCAAAGTCAACAATAGAAGTTAAAACTTTGGCTATTTCCTCGTTAATTATGGGAAGCATTTGGCGAATTACGTTGTAAGCAATACCATTAGGATGCATACACTGAAGGAAAAGATCAAGAGCAATAAACTCCTTTTCTTTTGAAGCAAGTTCTTCTTTCCGTTCTCGATATGAAGTGATCGCTTGTTGGGTGGATCCCTTTTCAATATAGAATTCTTGAAGTTGTTCTTCACAATCTTTTTGCTCACCAACAAGCCTCGCTCTTGCTCTAGAATATTCGTCTCGCTTAGCAAGGAATGCTTCTTTGTTTTCAATCGCTTCTCGGTTCTCTTCATATAAATCACGAGAGGCAACTAAGCCGTCAAGAGTGGTGTTATTGATTTGAATTTGTTTATTGTTGCTTTCTATTTGCAACTCATCTCGCTCAATCTCTGTTTGTAAAGAATCACGACGAGACACAACCTCATAATAAGAAGCAATCTTTTCTTCAATGTCCTCAATGTTTAAGTCTGACAGTTTGCTTTCAATATTCTCAGCATGCATTTTAAGATTAGACATCCGCCCCTTGAGATCTTTCAATCCGGCTTCTGCTTTCTTTGCATCTTTAACAAATTTATTATTTGTACAGAATTTACAATCAGGATCATACTCATGGTTGTCCAGCATCTTGATTTTCTTCTGTAATCTTTTCTTTTCGGTCTCTGCTTCACGAATGTCCGAAGAATTTGAAAATTTAGAGCCAAGCAATTCAGAATGCCTTTCTTTTTCCTCCAGCAACACATTTAGGTCAAATGTATCGACGAAGGTGATTACCTCTTGTAAAGTTTGCTTATTGTTGGATATTTTCGATGTCAACGATGCATTTTTTGTAAGCAGTGATGTGGTGTGATTTTCCTTTTGTTGAATCCGTTTGTTAATGTCGGATATGTTAATAATCTCTGCTGGAATTGAATCAATTGCTTCATTGATCTCTTCGAGTTGAGCAACGAAACCTTTGAGTTCAACTTCAATCTCATTACATCTTTGAGTCTTTTCTCGGATGTCAATTTCAATATCGTCAAGAACATCTTGCTTTTTATTAATCTCAAGATCCCAGTTCATTGAACGGAGGTGTTTGATAACAGATTTTTTTTCTGCTAAATCTTTCTTGGCGATCTTAAACTTTGCATCAAACAAATCGAGGTCAAGAAACTTTGCTAAAATCTCTTTTCGCTTAGTTGATCCCTCTTTTACAAAAGATAGAGAGTCCATCTGAGAAGCCATCGAGGTCAAAAGAAAATCATCAATTGTTCCAAAGTGTCTTCGTATATTTGCATCTGTTTGATTACGAGATGTCCCGTTCAGAGACTCCCAGTCCTTTCCATTGTAGACTGCAAAATCAAGTTCTACTTTAGCCTCAACAGTGGTTTTACCTCGCAGTTTCTTCTCATATTTTGCTAAATTACGAGTGATTCTATACAGGTTATCACCGACTTGGATATCTATCCGTCCTCGGGCTTTATCCTTATTTTGGTTTATAATGTGAACATTTTTTCGTTCACCTTTAGATGTCGTATTGAATATAGAATACAAAGCAGAGTCAACAATAGAAGACTTGCCTGAGTAGTTCTTTCCAAAGATACCCACAATACCATTGAGGTTATCTAGGTTTAATTTATTCTTCTCTCCGTAATTGAACAGATTGTCCCACTGCATCTCCTTTACGGACCAGATAACATTACGAGAGACTTCTTCTTGTTCCTCTGCGATTCTGTTGTAATGACGATTGTGCTCAAGAACTTTTTCAAGAACACCCTCATCAAGTTCTTTATCGATTAAATATTCTTCAATCATTTCCTTTTGAACACGGGTGTCTCGAAGATTCTCAAATCTACCATCAGCAAGCATGCCTTGGTTTTGAGATGACCCTCCGGTGCCCTTGTTGACATATGTGATTGAATACGGTCGCCACTTAGCTTCTGCTTCAGAAACTGCTTGTCTAAGTTTTGTCAAAGGCAGATTATATCCTGAGACGACTCTCAGATAAGAATCTCTTGGAACATGTGTTTCTGGTAGGTTTCCATCTTGGTCAAGACGAATTGTCATGAACGGACGAGGATTATGTAGAGCATGGAACTCTATATCCCAATCGTCTTTAGATTTTATATTCCAAAGCAAATAACCTTTGCGAGGACTTTCACCAAAGTTCTGCTGGATTGTTGACCCTGCATACCATACACGGCCCTCGCTATCCATTTGTTGTCGCTTGTGAATATCGCCTAGCATGGCGAAGTCAAAATCAGAAAAGATAGATGCTTCATCTTCACCGTGTGTGATAGTGAATCCCTGTCCTGTCTCACAACCAGATATTGAACCATGATAAAGAGCGATATTTATCTTTGAATGATCAGTTGGCTTTACCCAGTTATCTCGATCAAAAACTGATAAGACATTTAAGACAATATCATTATCTAATAAGGTCTCGCCTGATTCTTTGAGTAGATGTATATTGTCATTATCCAGTGCTTCAACAATTGGAGTTATAGCATCTTGTCGCTCAAAGTTCTTTAGGTTACCATCATGGTTTCCAAGAATAACATAGAGCGGTGCTATATTAGCCAAAGAGGCAAGAAACTCCGAAGTTAATTCGAAGTATTCTGGGGATAATTGTGTTTTTGTATGTGCGATGTCACCCGTGTGAACAATAATGTCTGGATTTTGATCACGGAGTTTGTCGTATAAGTCTGCGAAAGCCTGTCTGTATTCATAATGATACTTCAGGTTTCTAATGTGTGTGTCTGAAATGTGTGCTATAAGCATGCGACCTCCTGTTTATAGTGTATCACATTTATTGTATGTTGTCAAGTATTTCTTGTAATTGGTCTGCTGTCTTGTATCCGATTGCACTAGTTGCTACCTCGCCATTTTTATAAATGACCACAAAAGGTATTGAGCGAATTTGAAATTGTTCTTTAACATTAGACCAAATATTTACACCCTTATCAACATCATATTTAAAAACATTGACATTTGGATTTGCTTCTTGAAAGCTCTCAACTTGAGATTGCATACGAAGACATGGCATACACCAATTTGCATAAAAGTCTACAAGGGTTATCCCATCTTTGATAGACTCAGTAAAATTTCCATCTGCTATTTCTTTCATTTTTTCCTCCATAAAAGAAGCGGCTTTTGGAGGGAGCCGCAAACCCTGTAAACTACTCGTTTTCGTTCGTAGTTTCTGTATTTTCTGTGGTTTCAACTTCTGAACTAGTAGTCTCAGTTGTTGAACCATCATTGGTAGTCGTCGTTGTCGTCGTACCATTTTCATTTGTGGTAGTTTCAATAACTTCAAGACCTTCTTCAGTTACCGTTGCTTCAGTGGTAACAAGCTCTTCCGTATTGTCTGAGGTATTTCCACCGCAAGCAACGAGTAGTGATAATAGCATGATCATAATTATTCTCCTGAATCTTCTGCTGTGTCTTCGCCTGAATCAGCAATCTCTGCTGCTGGTTCTGATGCTGGTTCTTCAGCAACGGCTGTATCATCGGCTTTGTCGCCGGAGCATGCAAACAGCATGCTATAAAGTAAAATACTCATTCGTTAGTCTCCTATTTTGAGTGTTTATAATATAACCTGTTAGCTATAATTTGTCAAGTAATTTTTATGAGAAGCGGTCTTGATATCGGTGCAACCTTTTTGTTTTTAATCCAATAAACATCAACTAAAAATTGTTTTACATTTAAAACGATTCCAATGTCGTTAGGGGAATAATGGTCTAATATATAATACGATAATGTTTGTTTTCGCATTGCCCCATTGAGTTGAACTAAATCTCCGATTTCCATACCTATATTGCTCTCAACTTGTCAAATATTAAAATTTCGTCTAGATCCGCTAATCTAGCATTTTCCTTTCTTTTCCTGAATTCGTCTCTGCTCATAGATCCAATATCTTCGCATCCCGAGGTGTCAATGGTATACAACTCGATGTCATACTTCAAAAAAGACTTGATTATCCAGTTCCTTTTCTTCTCGGCATCATTATCGAGGGCCAAATATACAGGAGAATCATTTAAAACAATTTGTTGAAATAAACGAGAGTTTTCTCGCAAAGTCGAACCAAGTATGGGGATTGAATTAGAACCGGCGATAATCGCATCAAAAACCCCTTCTACAAGCACAACATCTTCGTCCCAATCTACATAAAGCTCATTAAACACTATGTCTCTTCCTGCTGCCGGATTCAAATATCGTCGCCCATGATTAACAAAAGAACGAGCGATAAAATAATTAGTGCTACCATCCCAATTAAAACTGGGGATAATGATTCGACCACCATATTTTCCTCCTGTACAGTATCCGATTTTCCATTTAAGAATGTCATCCATTGTCAAACCTCTAGACACGAGATACTCTAATGCTTTCATAGAGGATAAGGGAAGACTCTTGTTACAAAGAGAAACAAATTCATCTGGTAACGACACGGTTTGTTCAGGCACCTCATCGTTTAACTCAGCAAAGAACTTATCAAATTCTGATAGATCAAGTCGGCCATCAAGTTGAAGCCACTTTTGTCTTTGATCGTAAGTGCCAAACTTGCGGACCATCCGATAGATGTTCTTACCACGAGTATCACAAACCCAGCATTTAAAATAATTCTTTGCAAAGTTTACAGACATCTTTTTCTTGTGATGATTGCAATATGGACAATGATAAAGATGTTCGTTTTTGACTCTACGATAGGAGCCAAGAATGTCGTTGATGATTTTAATTTTCTCGTTCATGTGTGCCTCGTTTATAATATAACATGATGAGAAAATTTGTCAAGTGTTTTCTTTAAACTTTTTTAATCCTGCAAGGGCCACAACAACAGCATCTGCTTTATCATCCGTACCGGGCTTGGGATTACCGTGTCTCGTCAACTCGTATCTAAAGTCTTTTGGATACTTTGCAGAAACCCAATCGATAATCATCTTTTTTGTATTTGATCCTCGGGGAATCTTTATCTCATTGAGAGAGCGGCAAGTTCGTGCTGGTATCAATTCAGCAGACTTATTAAGAATACCCTTTCGTATAGCAAGACAGCACATGCCATTGAACCTCTGGAGTTTAGCCATGGTGTTTGCTGTTGTTCTTCCACCGGAGAACATAGTGAATGGCTCCTCGACATAGATAGCCATAGGGTGCATCTTCTCCACAGTAAGGATTTTTTGTAATGTGTTCTCAAACAATAAGGCTTTGTTCTCAAGAGACATGTCTTTCTGTTTGTATGTAATGGTATCTGCGAACACAAGCTTTTCGTCTTTAGTGACGGCGGCAATACCAATCCGTGAGGTACTAATATCAATACCCAAGATAACTCTTTGTAAACTCATAATAATATATTATAACATATTTTTTTTAGTTTGTCAAGTATCTAATTCAATTTTAAATGTATAATCGTCGTTTTCTTCTTTCTTAATTGGCTGTGCTAATGAAGCAACTCCAATAAGGTTACCTTTATCATCATACATGTTGATCTTAGAGATGTAAGTCGTCTTTCTAAAATCGTCATTTAAATTTTCAATACTGCAAGATACAACATTTTTAATATCTTTGGGTCGCTCTTCAAAACCTCTTACAGAACCAGTGTCTGATATTGCAAAAGTTGTTTCGGATGACCAATCAATTGAGGTAGGATTGTTTGAACTGTTTAATTCTCCAGCCCTCGCATGACAGAACATGGTCATCGTGTTGACATAGTTTGTCCCTTTGTATTTTATTTCAAACGATCGATCTTCTAACCCTGAGCCTTTAGCGGTGCTATCGTGTAGTCCAGTTGCAAAGTCAACCCAACGGTTTAAGGATGCGGATGTGTACAGAGTTGCTGAAGATGTGAGCAGCATTAAACCTTCGTTGTAAAACACGAGGCCAACGGTTGACCCACTACCTGTGCTTGTGATACCGTCTCCGTTTTGAACCAATTGTCCATTCTGTCCTTCATCGGTGCATCTTGCGATAAGTGTACCCGTGACATAAAAGCTTAACTCGACAGACCCCTTCTTGATTGATGAGCCAAACAAGGGCTGTGGTATATTGATTAAAGAAGTATCCTCATCAAAATTCAATTCTGTAATTTTAAATTGAGCACTTTGGATATAATAGTTTCGGGCTATGTTTATCAAAACATTTCTTCTTGATGTCTCAAGCGGATTTATCCTTTTTAACGAGGATGTCATAGCCAAATAAGAAGATGTTAAGTTTGAACCGATAGCCGGTAATAAGTTGGAAAACTGAACCCAATTAGGATTTTGTGAATCAAATACCGCCGCACTAGATGACTCAGGTATTTGTGATCTAAATAATTGGCGATAGTCGTTTTCACCACCTATAATAAAAGGGTGTATGTATTCAAATCGAGTGTCAAAATTATATTCATACAAAGACACAAATCCGGGAGATGTCGCTGCATTTGCATTTGTCTCAACTATATTGTTTATTGTTACATTTGCATCATTAACGAATATCTTGTAGTCCGGATAAGTTTTAGTTCTATTGACATAAATGTCTTCTTTTTTGAACTTAAACTTTGACATTAGTAATCTAGTCGCACCCTAAATGTTAGAGAGGTTGAAGGTGTTTTCTTGATTGGTTCAGACAACTTGGCAGTAGCCATAAGTTGATTATCTGACGAATAAAGACCAACTGTTGTAAGATATGAGACAGGCTCATCTGTACTTTGAGCCTTGACAACAATTTTAGAACCACTGACATAAGTTGGGTTAGCAGAATAATTAAACTCATTTGCCCCAAGGTGACAGAAGTAAATTGTAGAATTAAGCTCAACTGAATTGTTGAAAGCAATATTGTAGATCCTGCGTCTCAAAGAATTAGCATTTACTTCTATCGAAGAGCCAGTAAATGATGAGGTTACCACTAAAGTATCTGATTCCCATCCAACTGAAGCAGAGAGAAAGCCGGGACTAGCAGCGGAATCAGTGGCCATGAATAGTGATGAAGTAAGAACTGCAACACCTGCTTGATAAAACAGAAGCCCTGCTTTGATTTGCTTTGAACCAGTCTGATTAAATAGAGGAGATCCATCGATACCGGCAACATTTTCTGCATATAAAACGGCATATTCACCGGCTGGGGAGTTTACTCGATAGTCATCAGCAGCATCGTTATCTTTAAGAGTTATTCGATTACCAGCAAATGGTGTATCATATGATGCAGAGACACCCAATGTCAATGCAAATGTCCCTTTTTGCAGCTCATCCTTAACCAATAATCTAGAAAAATTAACAAATAAGCAGTTGTCCATTTTGTCTGTTGTTGTACTAAACAAATCGCCATCAGAATCAAATCTTTGTATTTTTCCATTCTTATCATAGCCCATTAATACTTGAGCCATTTGATTGTAAATGTTACCTTTTTTCGCTTGCTGAGAAGTTGTGGAGCCCGATAAAGAAGCAGACCCAGTTGAAAACCCAAGGGTAAGATCAAAAATATGATTTGCTGAGGAGCTCAAGTAGGGGTAATCATAAACAGATTGAAACATCCCATGAGCATAATTTTTAATATTTTCATCAGAGTATGTTCCAGATACGATTGTTCCAGTCAAGGGAATTGCTTCGTGAAGAACTGTTCTTGTTGATGCGATATCTTCGCTTCTAATTGTTTTATAAATACTAGCCATTTAATTCACCTTATAATTTTGCATATCTAACTGGAATATCAACCGAGAAACCAATATTTCGGCCTGTAACTCTTATGTATGAGTCAATAATTCTACAACTACTTTGGCCTGAAGCATTATTTGTGATATCTGCTGTTGAGCCAATAAGTTCAAACAAATAGTTACTGTTGATCAAATCAGGAGACGACTTGACCTTAAACTCAAGAGTAGCGGACAACGGTCCATTAATAGGGCTATCGTTTGCATCCAAGCTTAATTGTGAAGGCTGCTTCACAAAACCGTTGTTGTCTGCGAGAGATACCATATATGTTGCGACATTATCATCATCAATTGCCACTGGTCTTAAAAAGACTTTACCAGTAGTGTCAACTAAAGATCCTAGTCTGTGATCCATTTGAATCATAAATTGTGTTTCTGCGAGGTCTGCTGGAACCTCAATCAAAGATCCTCCATCAATACCAGAGTCAACTTTAATAAAGCTGCTGACTTCAATCTCCGGATTGTTTCCAAAGAGCACACCCTGTTGATGACTATCAGCAACATAACCAATACTTGTCGTTAAGCCTTTTGCACTATTGTCTTGTGTGTCTGCATCAACGGCTACAATAAAAGAACCCGCAGTTGCTACAGCACTTTGTGTTTGTTTTTCATTCAATCGCAAAATTGGCATAAAAAGAATGTTTGTTCTTGGAATAGAGACAAGCATTGATTTCATTGAAGATGCATTGTTAGTAAATGCTTCAAGTATCGGTGTTTGCAAAATAGACAAATCTTGATAAGCAGAGCCGGTATTCAGATTGAACAAGCCATAATTAATCTCGTCATCTCCGCAGCCAAACTTAACAATTTCAAAGCTGCCGTCTGCTTTTGCTAATCTCTTTCTTCCTTCATCGGTCAGAACGACATCTAGAATAATATCGCCGCTATTGTCTTGGAATCCCATATTTTTCTCCTAATACATTAATAATTAGATTGGTTGGTTATTTTCGTCTTCTAAATTGAATGTCACATTTAAATCAAATAATTTACCTGTTTTCTTTGATTTTATGCGAATTTTAAATCTTTTACCCCAAATTGGATCCGGATCGGTTCCCACGATTGAATCACCATAGTTATCTGCTGTAGATAAGTCCGTGATCTGATCATTCTTTAGAGCAAGCTGGGGTAGAGCTGGCTTGATCTGTAAAAATTTCTTAAACACCTTTTGCTTGCTAGTTGTTTCTTGTTCCTTGAATTTGAACTCGCTGTAGTTAAGATATGTTTCATCTGAGTCTTGAATCAACTCTAGTTCATAAACTCTTGTTGGATTTGAGTGTATACCAAAGTTGGTAAGTGTTCTTATTAAATAGTAATATTTTTTCTGACTAGCAATAGTGTCTCGAAACAAATTGTCAGTCAATTCAACACCGGGCTGACCAATAGTGGCGATGAGGCCATTTGTAAAATCAGCAATACTTTTAGGTTCTTCATCGATCCTGTAAATTTGATATATATTGGATGTATAAAGTGTGCTAAATTCTATTTGTGTGCTATTCTGTTGTATAAAGACTTTGCTTTGAGAAACATAATCATCATAAAAATACTGTGGGTAATTATCTGGTGAAGAGTTTTCAACTATTGTCGCCTGATCAAGAGTTATAATCAACTCATTTTTGTTACCTCGTTCATTGAAAAAGAAAATCTCTGGTGGAGGATTAGGGATGTCTGTGACTATCATGTCTTGAGTTAGTATCGGTATTTCCAAAAATTGCAATGACGGTCGATTTACAAAAGTCATAGACACTTGGCCAAGCTCTGGATTTGGTCTAAGGCGAGTGTAAGAGTAGGAGTTACCCAACACCATAGTAATCGCTTTGACTTCATATCTATAATTCGTATCATAAGAAAACAGTGAGTCATAGTAAGTTCTTGGTCGTGGTGTCATCACATATGTTGTCTGAATTGGTTGTGTTCCTCCAGCAACAAACTTTTGTATCTTATAGCCAACAATCAAGGAGGGGCATGAATCATTTTGCATTATTACACTATCAAAAGATTTTCTTAACCTCTCTGAAACAAAATCTCTGATTCTGGATAACATTTCTAATCTCAAAAAGAAAGATTCAAAAACAGATGCTTCATCATAATCTTTATAATATTTTTCGTCCACATCGTCGGCTAGATTTAACAAATCGTAGTTTGATATAAATTCAACAAAACCCTTAACATTCACTTGTGTTAGGCTGTTTAAATTATCAAGATAAAAATCTAAACCGGCTCCCTCTTCTCTCTTAAAGAATGAAAAAAGTTTATTTGTCATTTTTGTCTGATCAAAAAGCAACTCTTGAACCGTCGCTATGTTGTTAGAGTATAAAACTGATGATAGTGTCTTAATCTCGATATATGAGTTGTATGGCCTGTTTGGCTGATCTGGTATTTCAAGCCCAAGTTGCAAAATGTGTTCTAATTTTATATCTTTTATTTTTTCTTTACCAAAGAAAAGATGTTGTCTTTTTGTTGTCTCTTCTCTATTGATTGAAAACTGATCTAAGAACTGCTGCATCTGCGATCCATTTGGTCCACCAGTATCAACAGGAAAATCCTCTTGATCATGTATGTTCAATAAAGAAAGAGGAGGCACTGCCTTTGATAGGCTCTCATATCCAAAGGACTCATAATTATTTATTGGGCTTATTGACGAGTGATCTGTTGGTTCATTAAAATAATGATCTATGTACTCTGCACCGGGTACAAACTTATTTGCTAGTTGTGCAAGCCACTGATCGTAATCATCAACATATGATGCAGTAGTTAGTGTTATGGCTTGAGTGGCGAATGGTAATAATCCGCTACTATCGATATTTGGTGTGCCCTCTGTCAACAAGTAGGAACTGGTTGTGTTGATTCTAGCAACGACGGCACCCTCATCGATGCCGTAATAAACACCAATCTCTCTTCGTAGTCCATCCTTACCTAAATCATCGCCGGTAAAGATGCTTGAGCCATCAATAACTCTATTAGACATTAGTATCCTCCTCCAGAGCTTCCACCGCTTGAGCCACGAGGTGAAGAAGACCTAGTAAGCGAAGGGCTTGTTCTTGTTTGGCGATCCTCGCTGGTTACTCTCGATGCTGTGGGGGCTCTTCCGGACCTTGTTGGTCTTATAGACCTTCTAGGATCAACTGTTGTTCGAGATTGTTGTACCTGCTCTACTGGATCAACAAACTGATTTAATTCTTGTCTTTTTTGATTTTGCTTGATTATGTTTGTGGTAGAAAACTCTTTTTGATCTCTGTCTGAAATTTGAGCATCTACTTCCATATCATCATCAACATCAGCAGGTGGAGCTGTTCCATTTATAAAGACGAATGAATTTGTTGATGGGATCACATCGTCTCTTCGGATTTGTAATTGACCATTTTCAAACGGTGTAAGCTTAATCGCCAATGTTCTCCCAGAGTCTAATATTTCATCACTTAGTGTCCCGTAAATTGGATTGTTGATTATTCTCAAACCTCTTTCGTCTTTTTCAAAACCATCAAGATATTGTGCTATCCTAACTCTGTTAAAAACATTATCAAGAACATTGGAGAATCTAGAATTTTGCATCAATGACTCTTTCTCGATTGGAAAAGAAAATCTTGATAAACCATAGTTTGATAAAACCAAAGCACGAAACTGTAGTGGTAATGTTGAAAGGTCAATTTTGTTTGATAGTTTTAGAAGCTCAGACTCCTCATTATCTAGTGATATTTTTTTGAAATCATTTATTTTGTTCTCTTGCGAGAAAACTGCTTGAATTGTGTTAGCAGGAGCATCATCAAGCGGCAGGTCTTTCTCTCTAGTGTCAAAACTTAAGCCCAAGAAAATGCTGGTAGACCCCAAGTAGTCACGAACATCTTCATATTTTTTATCATCTAGTGGCTCTTCTGGTAATCTAAATGGGCGAGATACTGCTATCGTTGACAACAACTTTTTTTTGCCAAATTTTGGTGCAGTGCCCAATTTTGATCTTGATTTTGATTTACCAGATCTTCTAGTTTTTTTAGGCTCTGTTCTTCTTTTGAACATGTACTTTGATATAATGTCGTGACTCTTTTCATCAAAAATAGAAATATTTGAATCCGATAAGTCAATTGATTTTTCTACACCGTACCTATAATTTGTTGGTGTGAAATAAATATATTTTGTGCTCTCAAAGTCAGCCATCTGTGCTGCCTTATCGGAATCCATATTTGGAGATATGTCTGATATCTCTTTACCCGATATTTGGCGATCGAAGAATTTTCTATATTCTTGATTCGCTCTCTCTTTCATGTCACTTGCAGTAATAATTCTCTGGCTATCTGATTTATTGAAAAAGCTAAAGTTGCCTTGGCGAGTTCGATTTACCTCAATAACCTTTTGTATTTTTCTTTCAACCTTTGAAATAGATGAATTTGTCAAGATTGGTCTGTTAGCATTTTGTGTAAGTCTATATTTTTTTGTAAAATCATTTACTAAATTATTTAAAAATGAAATGACAGTATTATAATTTTCTTTAGAGCTTGAATTTATATAAAGATTTTTAACAGTGCTTGTTATCACTCCCTCTATTACTTCATCATTACTGATCATAGCGAGTAATATATTTCGCAAGGCAGAAGATAGCCTAGAAAATATGCTCTGTCCAAATAGAGATTGGCTTTCAATATTAATAAATTCTAAATTATTACCTATAACAATACCATTTGATGCAAAAAAGCTTATGATTCTTTGTTTATCGAGTTTACCAAATAGGGAATTATAGGTGATTTGAAGATCTGAGATAATTGACAACATTTCAACTTTTGTGTTCTCAAGTTCAACTTTAAAAGAATCTATAACATCCAATTCTAATCTGAGCTTATAATCTTCAGCATCGTCACCGTAATACTCTTCATCCACAACCAACAAATTATACAAAAATTCTTCGTTTGATGTTAATTGTTTTATGTAACCAACTTTCTCTGATGCATCGAATGTGGATTGTGTATTTATATCAAATGAATTATCGGTGGCTTCAACTAAGTTGTTTGGATTCACATTAAATTGTCGAGAGAAGAATCTCATCTCAAATCTTTCTTCAAAAGCACCATCAACCATAGCAGTTTTGATGAGCACAGACTCTAGGTCATCATCATATACCCAATCACTAGTACCAATATCTAAAAACTCTAATCTTCTTTTTAGTGGTGCTTTTCTCATTTCAAATCTGGGGATATAAAAGTCCTTCATAAGTTTGTAAAAGTATTCTTGATTTGTATTGAAAAGCTCTCTGGCCGTATGAAACTCGTTTAGAGCAAGGTTAACACTATCCACAACAACTAAAGAAGTATCTAACTCTTGCTCATAGTGAAAGAACTCTTGAAACAATGGTGCTGTTTGGGGAGACCTAACAAACTCTTTTCCCGTGTCAAACATAAAATCTGATACTTTTGACTCTATGAGTTCAGGTGTCAAATTTTCATGAGGTGCTGTAACATGAAACGACCCCTCCATATATTTACCCTTATGCTCGTGGACAGGTCCTGCATATATGGATCCGTCATCAAGCCTAAACAAGGTTCCTCTTGCTGGGGTTTTATTGTTTTCTCTTGCTATTTCAGAAACCATTGGTCCATCTAGATATTTGTAGCTAGCATAGTCAAGGTTTAGCAGATTTAGGTCCACATAGGCTATGCCAAAGATAAAAACATTTGACTTAGATAAATCTATATCTGCTTGAGTAATTTTAAATTTGTAGTAAAAGTTGTTTATATCGTCAGTCTGGATTGTTTGAGAGGGTATATATTCTTGTGCAGAAGTGATCCTCACTGGAAAATCAGGTACATCGTGAATAGACAATGTTCCCTCATTGAGTTGCTGCACAGTTTGCTGAGCACTATCACCGTCGTTGAATGATATTACAAGTATTTTTATTTTTAATTGATCTCGTAAGATATCAGACATGGACCATGTAGGATTGCTGACAAAATCTTTCATTGTCAGTGTAGCCTCTAGCATATCCTCCTCGATGTTAACAGTTGAGAAGTAAACATTAGGCATGCTCTCAAGTCCAATAATTGGATTACTCATTAATCACAATCCTCCAGATCGCTAACACCGACTTTTGTAGCATAGATATCAAATCTTCTCGGTAGTTCATCATCAGGGCATATAAGCTCATCATCGACATAAAGATTGTCTCTTTTGATTTCTTTAATATTGCGACACAACTCAATTGGATCAATCTCGTCATCAACAAGAAGCTCAAAATAAGTTAATACCAATTTGTCTCTACTGATTTGAGCTTGGTTTAAATCTGTCACATCTTCCGTTATCATATCATTTTGTATTCTGCTTTGTGTTTTGTCAAAGTAAAGTGTTCTCAATGTCTCTGGGGAAATAGAGCCGCTGATATTATTCTCACTGTCTGTGATTTCATAAACCTCGATTTCAAAATTTTCTTTCTCATAATCAGATCCAAATTCTTTTAGAAAAGACATGATATTGTCCTCTTGGACATACATGATTTTACCATCATCAAAAACTTGGCTTATAATTCTCGTGTCTTCGTTTTCTTCAAATCTGCTTATTTGTCTTCTTTTAAGAACATAATTCAACTCAAAATTAAATTGTGGTATGAATGAGTTTTCAAATGATCCTGTATTAGTTAGAACAGAATTTCCGTTATAAACTGGCAGAGCACCAGTGACTTGTCCATCAAGCATTAGCATCGAAAATCCGGGAGTCTTTTTTGTCTCGCCGCTAGATTTGCCTATCGCTGCTTGGTTTTTTGTAAAGCCATGTTTATTTATGATGCCAAAGTTTTCAATGGCATTATTATAGTTTATTGATTTTATTTCTGATTTGTTGGGGTTTGGAATCAGTTTTGGAGTCTCATATTTTATTCTTTCAAATGTATCGTTTTGTATTTCTGTAGTACCGATTTGTTGAATATCGTACATTACATCATCGTCTAGAAATTCATACGAGTCAGGTTTAAACTTTCCCTGTGACAACATATATCTTCCATAGGGTGTGAGTTCAAACTTGATTACTTGCTCTTTGTTGTTAAAAAATGTCATCTGCGTCTATTGGAAAGGTTTGCTGCGAAAGTCCGAACAGCCTCTGGGACTGAAGATTTTTTAGGCTCAAATTTACCTTCTGGTATGTCAGCAAACTCAACCTCAGCATCAATCTTAACTAGTTCTACCAAGGAAAAGAAATCATAAGGCCAATTGTACGAAACATTCTCTGCTTGGCCCGGAGCACTCTGGGCATTTGTAGTGAATCCGGCTGCGAGAGCTGCTGTGCCAAAGCCTGCGGTTTTGCCTGCTACTTTGCTAAAGTAATCAGTTTTTGCTCTTTTCTTAACTTTGAAAACCATCCATCTTATTTCGGTTTCTAAAGAATCTCCAATTTGAGATTTATCATCACCATCGCCTGCACCAAGTAATTCATTTGCCAATAATTTATGGGAAACGGTTGACTCGGCAGTTTCAAAATTGACACCAATATCAGGAGGTAAACCTTGCCATATATCTGATAAATCTTGCTCTGTCAAAGAATGTTCAAATTCAAAAATATACATTGCAAATGGTTTAACATCATCAGGAAAAGTTATGAAATCCATTGTTGGAGGAAAAACATATTTTTTCATTTTAGAGACTTGATCTATAATCGACTTTCCTGCACGGGCCTCCCAAAAGTCAGGATTACCTAAACCTATGGCCTGTGGATTGCCGCCACCGTTTACTACGCTTAGAGCTTGAAAATATTTCTTGGCATTATTAAAGTTTTCTTCACTTATGTCAAAGAATTTCTTAACACCTGATTTTATAATGAATGGGACTGCTACAACAGCTTCGCTAATTGTCTTTTTGTTTGCAACCACACCAAGTTTAACTGGTTCTGTTGAGAATCCACATAAATCTGCTAAGGAGCCGGTTAGATATGAGTTTGGATCGCTAAAAGTGGAGTTCGTCCATGAACGAGGTATATCTGTAACTTGCAGAAATATACCCTCATCAGAAGTTGGTTTTACACCATATTGATGCCACATGCCTCGGGGAGTTGCCCCTTGATATGCCGCTATCATTCTATTTGAACCAGTTGTCAGACTAACATTTTGAAAGTTCAAAATTGGTGATTCAAATTTAGTCTGAATGATCCATCTGCTGTCTGGACTACCCTCTTGTGGGTTGGTGGCTACAAATGTAGGTTGTACAATATCGTTGCCTATATTTTTTGTAATTATTCTTCCCGTTTCTAAAGCATTTATAGATGCAAAAAGTTGCATCGAGTTGTGATTAAGGGCATTTCTTGCATCCGGATTCAATCGTAATGATTTAAGTCCTTGAAATGTAAGATTGGTTGATATTTGACCAGCATCGATGCTAATAGTTGAATCAGTACGAAGTGGACCAAGACTAGAAGTAAATTCATTATCTATATTCATTGTATCAATATCGAACCTAATTGCTGATGCTGTTAAATTAAGCAAAATCTCTGACAGAGTAAATTTGCGTGATTCTAAAGCAGCAGCTGCTCCAGCAGATCCAGCCTGTGGTGCGGTCCAAGCAATATCGATCCAAGCCTCTCCATCATAATATGGAGGTGTAAAACAAGGATTAAATCCATCACGAGAGTCATAACTAACATGTGTATCGGTGGATGGACAACCGACGACGGGAGGGCCGAATGCAGATGGTCGAGAATACATCGTTAGTGTTTCTCTGTTTCGCCCACGTCTTGCTTGTGGTGCCATATATGCATCACTTCCCTTGATTGTTAGCCTGTTCTCTCGATCCATGGAGCGAAACATTTTGATTCTCATTGAATAGGTTTTACCAAATTCAGCATTTCCAAAGTTGTCATCTCCTTGGGGTAAGGAGGCAAGAGTAGTGAATGATGAGTCTCTTAAAAAGAAATCAGGTACTTCAGCCAAGAAATTAGACATCATTTTAGTATAAAGATTATTCTTAGCCTTTCCATCCCAAATCGCACTTGCACTAAGGTTGCCGCTTGAATGGGCTGTGGCACTAAAAACTTTTCTTTTAGCCAAATATCTTTCTGGTTCTACAAGTGCTTCAAATGGAACCCTTTGTTCAAAGTTGTCTTCTAGCCCAAAGAATTCTGCGAAGTTTGCCCCGTTGCTACTACTGAGAGTTGCTATCTCGGGCTCAGTAACATATATTGGATAGTCACATGCCACACCTGCTTTTATGCTATTAAATAAAACACCCGGTGCAAACAATGGATCTAATATTGGTTGTATCCCTATGCTGCCAAAATTTGGGTTCGCTAGGGTTCCTGCTTGAATGTTAATAAAGGCTCTATAACTTTTGTTAAATTGCTCAGCGATATCAACCGTTCTTTGTTGTGGATAAAAAGAATCATATGCTAAAAACTTTTTTAATGCCTTGCATGTTAATGTTAAAGTGCCCGGATTTACAAAGTCTTTATGATCGTCTTTGATTTTTGCAAAGTGTTTCAAAAAGTCTGAGGTGGAGTAAGTCTCATAGAAAGTAGACTCTGATGAATCTGAAACTGCACCGCTTATAGCACCAGTTAATTCAAACATATTATCCAAGAAAAACAAAGATCCACTGCTTTCATATGTTTCCATGTGCTCACTAACTCTAAACTCTGGAACTACTGTATAGTCTTTACCTAAGCCTCTAAGTTGCTCTGCAAAATAATCATAAGAGGAGTAGAAAGGATTTTTACCAGATTGTACTCCAGCCTCCCATAAAGCATCTCCCTGAAACAAGGGAATAAAGTTTGTGGCACTTGCGAGTTCTGGTATGATCATCCCATGGTCTGCGACATATGAACCACTGCCGGGAACACTGTGTCTTCTATTGTAAATTGGTGCTGGTCTTAAGCCTGCTTGTTGACGAGGACCACCAGTATTCTCTGTAAAGTGGCAATACTGATTCTGAAGGATTCCAGATCCACTTGCATTATCTCGACCAATAATATCAGAAGTAAGTTGTCTCTCCAACCATGTCACATCGGCATCCATGTTCCACATAGATTGATATGCCGTGTATCCAAATCCAGTTGCTCTTGCTTGTTGAGATCGCTCTTCTCGTATGTCTCTCCAAAAATCGTTCAAGTAATGCTTTCTTGATCTTATCGCTCCACCATATTTGTTGACCTCTTTTGGAAAAATATCTTGTTTATATCTAAGAAACTCAAAGTAATTAATCTCAGAACTATTTGATTCAAGAGCACCATCCAAATAAAGTGACTTGATTTCATCATAAACCTCATCCTCCAAATCTTCTAATAATAAAAGATTATTCAGCTCTTGATTTGAGAAGTGTGTTATGTGGTTACCGTAGTCAAATGACAAGCCAAATCTTTCGATAAACGGAACATTTTCACCCTTAAATATACCTAAGTTATACTCCAGAGGATGATAGGAAGACACAACTGCTGGTTCAGTAAAAGTAAGTTTGTCTCCAAACTTTTCTTGTAATTTTATTATATTACCTTCGCCAAGTGTAAGTTCGGTTTGTTCACCTCGCTTAGTAAAAGATAATATATTGTTTCGTCTTTGATAACGAGTTAGTGGATTCTCATGAATTCGTATTTGTTTGAAAGTGGGAAAGCCATAAGGGCCATTGCGATGAATATTGATACCGTTAACTTCTTCATCAATGGTGAGGCCCTTTCCGCCTGAAAAACTTTCGATAGTGGTAAAAACACCAACGGTATCTGTTGTTATTGTTAGGCCATTGCCCCTTTCACCAGCTTGTTCTAGTGTCAGAGTAATTGTGTTTGTGCCCGCATCGATCTCAGCACCAATTTTAAGTCCTGCTGCACCAAGTATTGCATTTTTAAGATTAATTCCCATAGCATCTGTGGTGCCACCAATCTGTGTCTCGTTATCTGATGATGGGGCACCACTAGTAAATGTAAAAGTAAAGCTGCCAATACCTCCACCAATCTTGCCATCATCAAATGTGATTGTTTCACCAGCACTTGGCAATGTAGAACCATCATAAACTAAAGTAGCCGTTGCTTGTGTAAATGTTGATCCTCTTCTAGATTCTATGATATTATCAAATGGATCTATGCTAAACGAAGAGCTTATCAAACTATTTAATCCAAGAAAGTCAACAAAAAGCGACATTATAAACTCCTAATACTTATGTCTGAACCTGTGGGAAAAATCAAAGCATCAACCACACCTGTATCGGACGAAGATACAAAGCCTGTCGGTGGTGCAAATCCTAAAATTCTTTGTCCTATGTCCTCGCCGATAGAACCAGTAACCCAACTGTATTGAAAATCTGATTGCGGGATACAAGATTGAAAGAAACCATTATTATAAATAGTTCCTGTGACTACGTTGTCTCCGCTGAAATTCATTCTTTTTATGTCGTTCCTTTGTGTTTTGTGGAACGAAGGAACGGTAACATAATTCTCAGCGGTAATTGAACCAAACTCACTGTCGTGGCCAAACTTACCACTATGTCTCGACAAATGAGTTCTTAGTCCGTCTCTTCTCAAAAGGTGATCTTCTAATCTTATTCTGCCAGATTCACCCGATGAGGATGCCCTAACAGTAAGATTTCTAAATGGCATGGCATTGTAGACTGACAATTCTTGATTTCTAACATCTAAAAACCCTCTTGATTGAATCTCTGGACCACCGGGTGATGAGAAGCGAGTCGTGACAATAGAGTCTGAGGAAGTCAAATCATCTCTTACTCTTTCAATAATATTGTAATAATCTATTGGATTCAAACCACCTGATGGACCGCTCAATTTAAAGAATGATATTCTAGGATTGCCTCCACCGGCGGTTATAAAATCTAGTATTCCATTATTACCACCGGTTCTGAGGGATGCCGTGGATTCAAAAAGAGCATATGGGAATCCTGCTGGGTCTGTTTTGCTAGTGACTGTGACTTCTTTAAAATCTGTATTATTATAAAGAGCACCAGATATAGAGTTCCAAAAAAGTGTATTGCTACCAGTCGCCCCAACTTTAATATTTGATCCATGAGCATTGCCTGTGACGGTAACCTCTAATGTTAGAGAAGTGCCACCATCAAGAGCGATTCTCAACTGATCGCCCTCAAAAGCACCTTGAGGATCAATGCCGCCAGTTATATCATTAATGAGCTTAAAGTATGTAAAAAGACTCCCTTGGTTAAATGTTACTTGTGCATTGCTTGCAACACCTTCAGACGATGCCGTTACAAAAAATTCTCCATATGGAAGATCAAAAGCACCTGATGTCTCAATTGTATTGCTCACACCTTCGCCGCTAAATATAAGTGTTCGGAAAGTTGGAAATTGCCCATTAAAACTACCAGTAAAAGTGGCTTCATTCGGTATGCTGCCACCAGCCTCGCCCTGAGACAATTTTTCAGCGGACATGAAATATTCATTACCGAGATCTGCTACATCTATAGAATTGTTGCTAGAGAATGAACCAAGATATTTGTTGTTGTATCGTTGCTTGATATTACTTACAGTTAAAGTATCTTTGTAAAAAGCAAAATATGAGCATTTACCATGAAAAGGGGAGTTTCTACTTAATGCATCGGTTGAAGAAGAATTAAAAAGTGTAACTTTACTGTCACTTTTGATTCTCATATTTCTTACATCAGTTATGAGAGCGGTAGCAGCATAATCAACTGACTGAGAAACACCGTTAATAAAAATGGTTGATTGTGTTGAGGCGGCTGCCGTTGAAGCAGGATATGCATTATTAATGACAATTTGAATAAAGCCGCTGTCTTTATATGTTTTCATTCCTGCGATTGTGTATTTTCTATACTTTAATGTACCACCATCATTATATCCCACATTCCAGTGTAGCTCTCCTTGGTTTCCAGAGAAATAAAGTTCTTTAGAAGAATTTCCGCTTCCTGAATCTATTTGGAACAAATACCATTTTGGATTAACATTTGAACCAGTGAATGTCATACCTTGTAAATCGATCCAAAACTCGAAAGACTCTTCGACATTATCAAAATCAGAACTACCGGTTGTTATAACAAATTTGGTTGTGTTGTTTCTGGCTTGGACTGGATTAGAAGTATTAAATTGAAAACATTGATGCTGTGGTTCCCTCACGGTAAATGTAGCCGCATGAATACCGATTCCATTAATTTTGGTTCTAAGATTACTATAATAGTCAGTTGGCTTATCACTACCTGTCTGAACAAAAAAGTTTGGATCCGAATCAGAGCTGAAGGGATTTATAGAGTCGATGATATAGTTATCACCACCAAATATTATTCTCTTGCCGGATGATTCAGAAGTTTCCTCCATCATTACATTTTGAGGTGAATAAGCAAAGAATGATCCTGATGCTTTGGCACCTGCTTGGAATGCTCCTGAAACTTCAAAACTTAAATTAGATGTTCGTCCCGGGTTCTTTTCTACCTGACGGTTGTTTTCTTCAAAGATAGTCTCGCCGCTATAAGCATAATCGGAGCGAATTGACTTTGCATCACCCCAGACATTACCATATTGTCCTGCTTTAAAGGTAACAAGTGATTGATAGTGAGTGGCAAAAGGCACCTGATTCCATATTGGATCTGGTAAAATTGCATCGACTGGTCTGCTTTCGAGATCTAAATCTCTAAATGCTAAGTTGTTGCCTTCTTTACCAGCGATCATCACAACTTCATAATTTTTTAAGAAGTTTCCTGCTCTAGCGGATCCTGTAGATGTGCGAATATTTTTTATATTTAAAGGTCTTTTAGCCCGCTCTTCTCGATATCTAATCGCATACTTTCTAGTATTATCTGGGTAAGGACCACCATAATCTGGTCCAACAAAACCCATGGCACCATCGCCAGAACCAGACAAAGAGCCACTGCCAGCAGTAGGTTGATCTGAGCACTCGTTCAGCAATAGTCTCCATCCCTCTTCACGAGAATATTGATCATCAATATTATTTAGAGTCTGAAAGACCGCATCAATACCTCCAGTAAAGCCAGTTACACTATTATCACCCGATGTAAAAGAGGCAGCTAATGTGTGATTTCCGACGGTACCCACATTATTATTAGTTAGAACCTTGGTAGTTGCAAGACCTGATGGTGTACTTATGTTAAAATCAGCTTCTATTCTAGTTGTCAAACTGAGCATCGTCCCTAACGGGTCGCCACCGCCATCAATCAATATTTGAGTAGAGGGGTCCGCTACAGTATTTTTAAAAGTATAGGTTATCTGAGTTGTGACCCCATCTCCAATTGTAATTGTATCGCCATCCGTTGGGTTTGTAGCGATGACAATAGTTGCTGTTGCACTGGCAGAGTTGGTTGTAATTCGTACATTGTGCTTATTCAAATCGACATGTCGAGATTGGTGACCACCAACCCATGTCTCTGTGAAAGGACCTTGCATACCAATTTCATTACCGGGAGCATATGTGTCCGAGTGGACATTTGAAAGGATCACTCCTTGTTTAAATTTATTTACAACAAGTGAGTTATAACCAGTATCAACTGTTCCTGAGATCAAGTTGTGTGGCCAAGCAATCGCAGTTTTTAAAATACCTCTGTATTCCTCGCCGTCTCTCTCTGAACTTGAGCTTACTTCTACTACAGATTTTCGTCCAACCTTTGCAGTTGCTCTCCATTTTCTCTTTTTGTTCTGATCTAACTCGTCAATACAATCTATAAATGCATCGGCACCTTGACCTTCGCCAACTCCAACCACAAGAACATTTTGAGGTATACCTTTTGGAAATTCATATGTTGTTGGCCCATGTATGTAAGTTGCATCAAAAACTATGTCTCTGTTTTTATTTTGCTCAAAGTTAATACCGCCATGTATAGCATCATGCTTTTCTACATCAAAATTATGTAATTTACTGAAGTTTCTTATGGCATAAGTACTACCAGCATAAACAGTGCCATCTGTGGTTATCTTAGCCAAATGTTTACTATTATTGCCAGTATTTAGGTTGTCTAGCAGTGTTTGTCGGTCTGTTATGTCAGTTCTTTCTTTCCTGTGTTTTTGCCATACACAGTTTTCGTTTTCGTTTCCACCAACTGGAGCATGTCCGTATCGCCATTTGTATAAAAGTTCATTAAGACCATGAGCATAGCCCTCAGTCGCAGATACATCAATAAGAATTGGAAACTTGCGATCAAGCTTGTTTCTTTCAAGAACATGACTTTCGATCACATTTCTCGAAGTTTCTGAAAACTTGGCAGAAGCAGGGAAGAGTTGACCAAGTGCATACATAATGGAAGTGTCAATCCATTTGTAGAATTCAAAAAACTTTTCAGGCTCAACTCTATTCTCCATCTTTTCAAAGAAAAGTCGAGCAAGTTTTTGCATTTCTTTATATGACCTTTTATAACCATCGATAGGATATCCTATGAGATCATTGAATTCAATTAGAGATGCAAACATGTTTAACATTTCTTCAGAAATTACACCGGAGTAACTCTTCTCAAATGCATAAAAATTATCACTTACATCATCATCAGTAAATAAAAGAGTGTTATTGTCATCCTTTATGGTGATACCATCGGATGACATTAAGACACCAAAGTTTCTTTGTTTCGCAGAGTAAATAAACTGTCGATCAAATGCTTTTGTCGAAGATGCTGGGAAGTACTGGCCTTGGAAAGGATACTTGTTACCGGTGATACCTCCCAAGAAAGAGTTTCTTGCTGCATTAGTGGTGCTGC